AACATTATTCGAAATTACATTATTGGTGAATCGTATTTGTTCTGCTAAAACGCCGCCGGTCGCACTACCAGATAATTCTAAGTTAGAATTAGAGATAGTAGTTTTAATAGTGTTGGCTTCAATTCTAATATTTTCTAAATCTATATAATCTGAAAGATATGCTGTTCGCCATCTAAAATTTGGAATTCCTAAAGAATAAGTTCCTGTAGTAGATGGATTTAAGTTTTGTGAAAATACCGGATTAATTGCTACAGTATCATTAGGATCCGCACCAATAGCAATTTGGCCGCCTATAGATACATCTCCGTCAACTAATATATTACCAGATAGATATAGATTTCCGTTAATATCCAGTTGCTGATAAAAATTAACATCGCCAGTTCCGGATGGATCTAGATTAATATTAACGTTACTATTTTTTGAGCCAATGACATTACCATCAAAATATAGATCATCTGTTTCATTTCGATCTATAAGGATAACACCATTTTGTCCCCCGGCCGCTTGCAGATATAACGGTCCGTTGATTGTTTTTAATTGATCATTTTCAACAATAATGCCTTCTAATGTGGCACGAGGAGCAATTAATTCAACTGTACGAGTTTTACCATCTATTTGTAGAGTTCTACTGAAAGCATCGGTATTGATACCAATGCCTCCCGCACCGCTATTAAGACCTACGTCAAGATATAATAAGTCTGTATCAAAGGCGAGATCAACATCCTGTCTAAGCAGGTTGTCTGCAAGCATGGGGCCGGAAATTCTACCAATATCTGACATGACTTCTTCCTTTTAACTATTTATTGGAAGAGCAGATAGATTTTACTGATCAAAACCGTAGTAGATTGTGATTTCTTTACCTAAGGGAACTGCGGATAAAAAATTAAGATACGTGCCGGATGGGTATCCTACTGGATTTGTTACTATGGTAAAGTTTGATGTAGAAATTTGAATAACGTTTTCAACCAAAACAATTATGTTATCTGCACTGGCAGGTACAAAAGTCAAAGGACCAAATTTAGTTTCTGTAGCATTACCTGGACCTAGTGTTTGTTTAGTAATTGTGCTTGGTCCTTTTAATCTAACAGTTCTCCAGGCACCATCGTGATAAATTTCTAAACCAATTGCTACAGCAATTGGATTTGCTCCTGCACCCGAACTAGTGTTATAACGAATCATTCCGCCGGTTCTCAAACTGACCTGAGGTTGCTGGGCTGTTGTGCCTTTAGGAACTTTTAAACTGTTTGTAGAATCAATATCTATACGACCAGAAGGATACTGAATGTATGCGTTATCGCTTACACTAAATTTAGATATATTCTTGGTCTTTAAAAATTTCATAATTAAACTGTTAATGTACTGATTGTAGCTGCTAGGTAACCAACATCGACGGTTCCACCGGATGTATATGGAGTGTAACCTGTGCTGTTAAAGTTAATAACAAATTCATTACCACTATTAATTTGAGTAACTTGATATGTTCCGCCATTAATAGATAGTGCAGGATTACTATTGTTTACCATACCACTTACTCCAGAAATACTAATATAATTGCCTGCTTCTAAATTATGTCCAACTGCTGTTACAACTGCTTGAGCAGCTTGACTAACCCCAGTAATACTAATCTGTCTATTAGTACCTGTTGCTGTTGCTAGAATACTATCACCATTATCTAACACTACTCTTTCAGTATCAAAAAATAATGTTTCACCGGCAGGAATAATTAAATTTTTAATAATAGTATTAGAAGCATGTTTTGCTTTAGTTGATTTAATTAAATGAACTTCTAAAGATACAGCTCTTACTGATTCATCTGCAGGATCAGGGGTAGCTGTGTTACAGAACACCATTGTGGTAATTGCATTCGTATTGGTGCTTGAATAAATTGTTGTATCGTATGCAGAAAGTAACAGTGTTGATTGAATCATTTATATTTGTCCGTTAAAAGAGCATACTCCAAAGTAATGCTCTATTTTTATTTGTTAATTCGTTAGTTCTTGATGTATTTACAAAAAATACACCGCTATCTCCAGTGCCCGGAGTTGCGGAATAAACTAATGTTCTACCAGCAGGCGGAGTTGCCGGAGTTGACCCTTCATTTTCTAATGATAAAGGTGCGTTAACTACAATTCTACCAGTTCCGTTGGCTTCTAAAGTAATACTTTCATTAGTGTTCGTAGACGAAATTCTATTAGGACTAAAATTAAGCCCGTACATTTCAAGATTGTCTCTAAAGAATTGAGCAACAATAACACCATCAACATCTACACGAACTCTACTGCTACCACCGCCAAACAAATTTGCTTTATCTGACGAGTCCAATGCTCTAACAGTTGTGTCATTATCTCTTAAAAAATACGTTGGATTGTTTAATACAGCATAGTTAACATATTTTACATTGGCTAAAATATCGTCAGCCAAGGTAGCTGTTACACTAGATGCCGGCGGGTTACTTGGATTAGCAATAGTTAACAAAATTTCAGTCAGATAATCTGTTGTACCTGTGACCTTGACTACTCCTTTGCCGGTACCGATTAAAATTAAATCGCCTTCATCAATTGCAGGATCTGTTCTAATAAATCTTGTTTTAATGGCGCTGTCCGAAAAATTATAAACACCCGGACCTGTTCTTTTTGCAATTTCAAAAGTATCAGTTGCTTCATTAAATGCAAAAGATGCTCTAGAATTAGCTGAACTTCCCGATATAACTCCGCCCGAAACATACGCACCTGGATTAGCTGTAACAGGATAAGACACAGACACAGTGTTTGCTGTTGTCAACTCCACAGAAACTCCACCTAAATTATATCCCGATGGATTTATTCCGCTAATAACAACTCTTTCACCAACTTGAAATGGTTGAGGATTAGTTAATGAAAATGTTAATGTGGCTGTACCGTTGCTCCATGATGCACCGGTAACATTAATAATAGTTGTATTTCCGGCAGCATATCCTCGATCTATTTCAAAACCAGAATATCCTAAAGAAACACCATTAGCAGTTTCACCGGCATTTAAAACAAGAATATTATCTTGTACATTAATATTTTCAGCTTCAATGGTTACGGTAGTACCGTCAACTACAAGGTTGCCTGTAACTCTCACTTCGCCTGTACCGGCGCCGGTATCTAATTTAATAATACCAGAACTAGCAGTTTTGATTGTATAGTTGCCGTTAGTTTGTACTACCTGTGCCATTTTTATCTCTTATTAAATTGCTGTTAATACAATATAGTCGTTTGAACTATCGTTTTGTAAAATCCAAGTATATCTATTGTTACTAAAGTCAGTTGCAACACGCTTGGTTATTTTTGCAAGATTTACTTTTGCTCCGCCGTTACCACCAACATATCCAAATAGATTCATTTGACCTACTGCGGATGGTGTTGTATTCTGTAGAACACTGGTAGTTAATACTGTCGGAGTTCCAATTCTAGCGCAAACAAATGTTTTTGCACCACGTTGTTTGATTAAAATACCGTCTGTTCTTAGTGATGTACCATCATGGAATTCAACTCTAATACCGGTATTTGCTGCTGCGTATGTGTTGAGTACATCAACACCGTTTACATCTTTTCTTAATGGACGTCCCATTTGTTTCTCCTTAATATGACGTTTTAGGTCTACGCTGCGGGTTACAGCATAAGTCTTGCCCTATGCAAGCTCACTTAGACAATGTATTTATCTTTGGGATAGTAATGCTATCAGTTCCAATTTTTCAACGGTTGTTATTATTCTATTAATTTCGTCTAATTCTTTTTGTGCAAGTTCTAAATATTTTTTACTTTTAGATTGTCGATAATGAACTCCTGCAATAGAAAAATTTTGAATATGCTGTTCTATAATATGCTCAATTTTATGAACATCGTGTACAAACATAGGAAAGCGTTTACGCCATTCTTGAATTCTCTTGCGCAATTCAGAAAAATCTTGTTCGCTTTCTACCTGCATCTGGTATTTAAGTCAAACAAAAAGGGCCCAAAGACCCTTTTTGAAACATATAAAATGTTTTTAGTTGATTAGCTAAACTTAACGTTACCGCTAGTAATATCAACTTTTCCTAGGTAGTCAGCTGCGTTACCTAAAGAAGATGCTACGTTTGTTAACTCAACATAACCATATCTGGTCATAAAGCTAACTACTGGCTCAAATGTTGACGGATCTAACACAACACCACTGCTCATCAACGGAATGTATGGGCAATAGAATGCTGGTGCATCAGATTCGCTAGAACCTTTGTAACCAATTAGAACTGCTGTACTATCAGCAGCGTAACCATCAACATAAACACGCATTGCGCTGTTCAATGTACCAACAAACTTGGTGTTTGTAGGTGCTTCGAAAGTACCTTCAGTGGTACGTGCAAACGCAGAAGTAGTTGCAGACTGTAGAATTGTTAACGCAAATGGGCTAACAACAGCATAGTTACCTGCACCACGACGTGTACGCTGAGCGATCAAGTTAGCAACACGATTGATCTGAACAGCTAAAGCAGCGTGTTCATCACCAACGAATGTAGCTGTACCAGAAACAGCAGCCTGATTATAGGTTTCTGTTGCTGTACCAGCTAGTGTGCGTAAAGAAGCTAGAACTTCTTGATCGATTTCAGCAGTAATTTCTTGTGCAAGAGCTGCCATAATTTCTGCTTCGATGTCAATGCCTTGTTGGGCTTGTGCATCTTGAGCAGCTTCAAATGTCCAACGTGCGCTTAACTTACGAGTTTTTGCCTCGACAGTTTGCTTGAGGATTTGAATGCTCATTTTCTTACCTGCTTGACCTTCTAGGGTTGCAGTAGAATTAGCTTTTGGTGTTGAATCAGTATCATTACCAGAATAAGCAGCAGCAATTTTAAATGGGCTGAATGCTTCTTCACCAGCTACTACGTTATTACCGCTATCTGCATAGCGAACACGTAGAGTATGAATTTGACCAACTGGGCCAGTCATAGGTTGTACACCAACTAGTTCATTTGCAATGACTGTTGGCATTACACGTCTGATCACTGGAAGGATCACACGATTTAGGGTTGCGACATTACCGGCAGAAGTAGCACCAGCAGTGGCACTCTCAGACAAATACTTGCGGGTATTTTCTAAAGTAGTGGCCATTACTGAACGACGAGTTCCTTGTAGGCCTTCTAATAGTGCCTCTTTGGTTTCCTGCCAGCGTGACTCGAGTAGTTCTGACATATTAGTTCTCCTTAAACTTTAAGTCCCGCAAGCTTGCGGATTGTGAAAATTTCAGCAGCTTTCCCTTCGCTGCTTTGTGTATGTGCCTCTTTATCGCCTGTAATTTCTTTGCCTTCTGTCAATGCCTTCTTCTTAGGAGCTTCGCCGGCTATTACAGCTGGTAGATACTTGTCGTATGCTCCGCGGAGTTTGTCGGTTGCTACGCTTTCTAGCAACTCATTCATTACTGTTTTCTTGTCTCCAGCAAGCGGTCCTAAAAGTTCACTCATAATGTCTTTACGGACAGCAAGATCTCTCGCAATGCGGATTTCTCTGTCTTTGCTTTCAACGATTCTTTGATGTTCTGCTACAATTTTTGCTGCTTCTTCTAATTCAGCTTCTTTGGTTTTTACAACCTTTAGAAGTTTAGCTGTTTCAGATTTCTCATTTAAATGAGATGCAGCGTACTCGCTGGCAAAGCTTTCAAAAAGTCTGCGACCAAAGTCATTTTTGCGAGCAGCTTCAATGTCTTCTTTTAGTTGGCCAATTTCAGAACGTAGAGTTTTTTCTACTGTTTCTTTAACTAACACAGCAGAACGTGATAAGAATTCTTTCTTAACACCAGCAAATTTAGCTTTGCTTTCGCGAACTAATTTTACTTTGGTTTCTGCTAAATCTTTTTTGTCAATGTGGAACTCTGCTATTTCTTTGGCTAGACTATCCACAATAAAAGATTCTAATTTGGCAACATTTGATGCTACTCTCTTGCGATCTTCGTGAAGTTCTGAAAGTTCTGATACTAATTTGTGAAGAACGAATTCTTCCATTTTTTTAGCATCATCTTTCATTTTCTTAGCATACTTGGCTTTAGCTTCAATTAAACCTTGACGGTCTTCGGCCAACTCACCTAATTCTGCTTGCAACCGATCTTCTAGCATTGTTTCAACTGCTTCGACCATTGTTGCTTTGTCGTGTTCGTATTTTTGTGCGAACTCTTCACGTAGCTCTGCTGTAACTTGATCTCGGTTTTCTTGAATTCTTGTTTGCCAAGCTGTTTCAATCTCCGATTTCATTTCCTCGGAAATCACATTATTTTCAAAGAGTTGTTTAACTAAATCTAGCATGTGATTCTCCTACGTTATTTTAGTTTAGAGATAATCTGTTTAAGATTCTCTGCTATGTATTTCTGTGCCTTTGGATCGCCTTGTACTTCCCTTGCTATATTAAATGCTTTATAACCGCCTGTTTGATTCATAATATGTTCGTAAACCGGTGTTGGATATGCTCCGGGAGCGGATGGTTGAGCTACAATGTCAACTGTGATAATTTCAAAATCACTTACTTTTCCGCTACCGTCTTCAGCAACATTACCGGAACCTCTGCTTGATACGCCAAGTTTGACTCCACTCTGCAACATGGTTGAAATTAACTGTCCCATGGGAGTTGGTAGAATCTTCATTTTTCCGTATCCATTTGGACCGTCCATCCACATCTTTGTTACCATGTGACTGACTCGATCCAAATTAATGCGTAGGTCCGCAGGGTGATCAACTTCCCCTAGCACTGAATAACCACCAGCTATTTGTTCATTGACGGTTTTGACAGCCCTACCTATTTCGGAGACTGGATAAATTCTTTGATTCGCATTACGAATATCACCTTGAATACAAATTCCATTAAGGTGTAAAGATTTGTTTCCGCCCTCTTCGACAGATTCAAGAACTAGACCAGCTTGGTCAAAACTCAGATGCTCGCTAAGGTAATTTTTCACCAAAGGCTCCGATTACTTGTTACGGAACAAACTAGCTGCGTTTGTACCGCCTTGTTCACCAGCGCCTTTCTTTTCAGCGCCGTGTCCTGGTTCTTTTTTATTAAATGCACCACCTGCTTTTCCACCAGGTACATTAATATTACCAGTGTTCATTTGTTGTGGTTTGTTGTTTGCTAGGCCGCCGGCAGTTCCTTTATCTGAACCTTCACCGCCTTTACCAATATTAGCGGTTGTACCGCCCATATCATTTTTGCCTGCTACTGGTGTTTTTGTATTTGCACCTGCTGCTTCGCCAGAACCTTTTTTCTCAGCTCCGTGCCCGCCAGCAACTTTTTCTACATATTCGCGTACAGTTGCCATTTCTGGTTCGAACGCATCCTTCATATCCATATCTGGCATGTCGCCCATGTCGTCATCGCCCATGTCGCCGCTGCCAACTTCTGATGCTAGTTGATCAAACTTAGCCATTAGTTCGTCGAATCCGTCTGCTACGTCTTGTTTAGTAGCCGGCTCGTCCATGTCGCCTTCGTCGTCTTCGCTTTCTAAGTCTTTCATTAAGCTATCAGTTGGGTCACCTTCTTCGTCACCTTCTTCGTCACCTTCTTCGTCGTCTCCTTCGGAAACTTCTAAATCTTCAAAATTTTCTTCTACTGCTTCATCATCGGATTCTGTAGATTCTTCTGTCTGCTCATCTTCGATTTCAGACTCGATTAAACCTTCATAAATTTCGCGTGATTTTCCTACTACATATTCGTGAAACAGCTCATCTGCTTTGTCTGTTTCGCCATTAACTAGGTGCTCGAGCATTTGCTCAAGAGTTGTTTTATCTGCCATGGTGTGTTCTCCTCAATGGTAATTAGGCTGTCGATTTATTTAATACTAATATTATAAATTGGCTTTAAATGACCTGTTTTTGATCATTTTTAGGATTTTTGTAGGGATAATCCAAAATTTGTAGCTAAAGTATTGTAATTCATATGAATTAGATTTCTTTGCTCTGCCAATGCAGGAGGTGTAAAATATTTTTTATTTCCAACTAATCTATAAAAAGTAGTTGAGGGGAAATCTTTAATAACACGTTCTGTCTGTGTTACCCAATTACCATAAAATGTAGGTACTTCCCAACTTTTTTTGTAGTTAAATGTGTCAGCATATACATTGTTAAACTTGCCTTCAACACCTTCAAAGTCAAAACCTAAAATATATATTTCTCTGTGTCCCATAGTTGCAGCTAACCAAAGTGCAGTAGGACCGCTACTCCATCCTTTGTGCGGATCAAAAAAGTTAAGATTAGAAGAATTTATAATACCTTTATTTGGATTTGTCCAAACTGTATTAGTTTGATTGTATCCAGATGATACTATTTCGTTAACCATTTTTACATCGACTGCAATTAAATGATCAACTGATGCTTCTCTGTATATGGCATTACAGGCAAAAACAATGCCGGTTGATGTAAGATCGTTTACATTAACTGATAAACGACTACGTCCATTTCCTAATACAAATGCGGGTTTATTGGGGCTGTTCTGCGATTGGTGGCTGACCATACATCTGTCTTACAAATCCTAGTTCGGCTTCTTTTTCTGCTTCGTGTGCTTCGCTTTGCATACGTAACAAATTTATTTGTTTAAAGGTTAACCTTACTTTTCTGTTATCATCTTTTTCCAAAACAGATATGTCATTTTCAGCACTATACCTACGGTCAATGCTGTAATTGTTATTTTTGTCGTTAAAATAAAAGAACTCTAAAAGTTTCATCTTGTATTTATCTGTTTTGATTACTGGGCTGGTGTTTCGGGTGCTGCACCAGCTTCTGCTTCAGCACCTGTAGCGGCCTGTGCAGCCATATCCTCGGGTGCTTCAGCAGATTGATCAGCCATATCTGTTTGAATACCGGTAGGAGTAATTCCCATGGAACGCATATCTCCAGCTGCATCTGCTGCTGCTGCAACTTTCTCTCCATTTTCTTCTTTCCACATACGTTCGTTTTCTCTAATTTCTTCTTCAGTTAATCCTAAGAAGCGTTTTAAAGCAAAACGTTTGCTCATATAAGGAACTTCTTGTAATCCGGTAAAACTAGTTATTCTCGCATTATCAAGTTCGCTTTGGCGGTATGCTGCAAAATTTTGTGGCGCATTAAATTTTAATTCAAATAAACTATTATCAATATTGATACCTTGTTTTTGAATCCAAACTTTAAATTCTAAATCAAATTCTTCTACAATGAGACTCTGTAGACGTTTACAGTATTCATTAAAACGTAACTCTTGAATATAAGCTGTACCTACTTTACCATCAGTGAATGACATTTGACTGTCATCAGGACCAGTTGGTAAGTAGCTGCTTGGAATACGTAAAGCACGGAATAGCTTGTTTGTAAAATATTTTAAATCATCAATTTCACCAAGATTTGTCCCTCCAGGCAAGGTCTCAACTTTGGATCCTCGTCCCTCTGCGGTCTGTGGGAAAAAATAATCTTCGTTAATTGACAGCGGATTGTAGCTAGCATCGATAACACTGGCTCCTCCTGTTGATGATGGAATTCTACGCTGATGTATTTCATTTTTCACACGCTCAACAAACCCCATAGCCATATGTGCTGGCATGTTGCCTACGTCAACGTAGAAAATTCTACGTTCTGGCGCACGTTGTATACGATAGATAATAATAGCATCTTCAAGTAATTCTTTCTGCTTGTAGACTTTGAACACCGATTCTAATAATGAATTACCAAAAGGATAGTTGTTGTCTAATCCTTCGCTTAGTGAAATGTGAATTACGTTTTTTGCATTAACAGCAACTTCGTTTACCTGCGTTGAAAATCTAGTTCCGGTGGCTTGCGGAGTTGTTCCAACCATGCCGCGTCCAAGGGCACCTCCGCTAACATAACTAGCAGTACCTTGAGGACTGGTGTGGGTGTTGGGATGAATTGATGTTGCTACTAGTTCTTTAAAATTAAAGTTAAAATCTTGTATTACATATTGTTCCGGTTCTTTACCTTCACTTTCATTTACAATAATTTTGCTAACTTTTGCAGGATCAACATAAAACCATTTTAAATTTTCTGGATCCCTAACAAAAAAACAATCTCCATATTTAAAAGTGTTTCTTACAATTTTAAAAACTCTATTTTCAAATTGCTGAATTTTAGCCCATTTTTGTAAACTATCTTTTAATAATTTAACTTCAGTTGCAGTAGGCTGACCTTTAAAATAAATTTGAAATGCTGTACTGTTTTCTCTGTTCTTTTGTGTACAGAACTCTGCAAGAATATCGAGGGCAGCATTAATTTCACTGTCCATGTCCATAGTGTTATATTGCATATAACGTTCTACACGATTAGGCGTGCCTGCATAAACATCAGGAAGATAATTTGAATAGTTTGTGCGAGCTGGACCTGGTTTTCCACCTCCGTTGCCAAGGGGACTAAATTGACCTCCTTGGCCATCAATCTTCACAGGTGTAAAATATTTTTTCCAGCTCATGTTTTATCCAAATTATGCCATCGTTGGCGATGCAAACACATTGTTTCCTAAACCTCGTTGTACAGTTAATTGACTATTTGCAGTATCGGCTACTGATTTATTAATTTTAATTAATTGATCCATCTTGTTATTTAAGCCAGCAAGTAGCGATTCTGCAGATTCTGGCGGTGCTGCTGATGTTCTTTGACCTTCTAATTTTTTTCTAGCATCCTCTTCTGCCTTAACTTTAGCATCTGCTTCTGTTTTGGCTTTCTCTTCTAATTGTTTTCTTTGAGCATCTGCTCCAGCAGCTGACGGATTCATTAGACTATAAGCGTATCTTGCAGATTGTTCTGGGGTCATACTTCCAAGATCAATATTTCCCGGACTGCCTGCACTACTACCTCCTCCGGCGCCAGCACCTCCCGGTTTATAATCATCAATAGTTCTATTACCGCCTGGCATTTGGGTGCCTGGGGGAAGGAAACCGCCACCGCCACCGCCACCACCTAAATGATAATTGCCGAATTTTGGACCATTAAAATTCGGCATCTTAACCCCTGTTAATGCTTCTAGATATTTTCCATCAGCCGCTTTTGATCGATCATTCTTTCTTTCGTTTTCTATTCTCTCTCTTTCAGCTAGATTTCGTTTTCTTCTGTCAGATATTTCTTGTTCTAATTTTTCTCGTTCGAGTTGATTTTCGGCAATATCTTTTTCTTTTTGTTTTATTTTTTCTTTATACTCATCACCTACTGTGATTTTATCCATTATTTCGTAATATATACGTACTAGATTATTTCCAAATTCTTTAATGTAACTCCATAGCCATTTAAATCCGTCACCTACCATTCCTACATCTAAACCAAATTTATCCATAGCCCATTTAATAGCCATAAAGGCTCCTATGACTAATGCAGCCATTGCTATTGCAGGTAACCATGCCGCAGCTACAGCTATTGCTGTACTAATATAAGTTGCAGCCTGCGTCAACAAGGCCGGTATCATAGCAATAAATTGCGG